AGCACCAGAACAATCTTTAGAAGAGGAGATCCAAGTTGAAGAAGTTAGTGAAAACGATAGTCAGTCCGCTGACGCATCTAAGGAATCTAGTGAGCAGTCTGATGTTCAGGCTAGCGAACAGAAAAAGGAACTAGACGACTACAGCGACGGAGTTCAAAAAAGAATAGCTAAACTTACGCGTAAAATGCGTGAAGCCGAAAGGCAAAAAGAAGAAGCCATAGCTTTTGCTGAAAAAATGAAAGCTGATGCTGATAAATTAAAAGCTAGAAATAACAACCTTGGAGATAGTTATACAAAAGAACTAGAGTCAAAGGTAACAACTGGCATGAATGCAGCTAAGTTGGCTTATAAGCAAGCTATCGAGAGCCAAGACATTGAGGGACAGGTCGAAGCACAGAAGGCCATAGCACAAATGGCTATGGAAGAGGCTAGACTTAACAACTTAAAACAGGCTCAAGAGCAAAGAACACAGCAAATAGATACACAAAAAGGACAAATTGTGCCTCAAACTGCTGATCCTGTAACACAAGCACAACAACAAATTGATCCAAAAGCACAAGACTGGGCAACTAAAAATTCCTGGTTTGGCACTGATAATGCTATGACTTACACTGCTTTTGATATTCATAAGCAACTTGTAGAGGATGAGGGTTTTGATCCACAGTCAGATGATTATTATTCTGAAGTGGATAAACGAATAAGACTTGAATTCCCACACAAATTTGATAATGTGGAACAAACTACGAAAGAACAACCTGTTCAAAACGTAGCAAGTGCAAAACGTCCGGCCGGAAAGGGACGCAGAAAAACTGTGAAACTCACACCATCACAGGTAGCAATTTCTAAAAGATTAGGTGTGCCACTCGAAGAGTATGCGAAACAATTAGCCGCGAAGGAGGTATAAGCATATGGAAAAAGATAAGAAAACAAAAACTTCCCGCGCGAGTCAAACTAGGGTCAAAGCAGAAAGACCTAAAGTATGGACTCCTCCATCATCACTTGATGCACCGCCTGCGCCAGACGGTTATAGACATAGATGGATACGCGCTGAAAGTATGGGCTTTGATGATACAAAGAACATGTCAGGCAAGTTGAGATCAGGATGGGAGCTCGTAAGAGCTGATGAATATCCAGATTTTGATTTTCCAACTTTGGATGAAGGACGATACGCAGGAGTGATCGGGGTTGGTGGCCTTGTGCTGGCAAGGATACCCGAAGAGCTCGCAAGGCAGCGTGAAGCATATTTTAATCAAATAACTGCAGATCGCAATGAAGCCTTAGATAACGATGTCTTAAAGGAACAGCACCCAAGTATGCCGATCAACCAAGATCGACAAACTCGTGTAACTTTTGGTGGTACAAAGAAAAACTAATTATTTAGTAATTCCTAACCACCGCTAACAATAACAACCTTTAAGGAGGAAAACCATATGGCAAAAGGTAATAACAAAAATGCCGCATTTGGGTTAAGACCTGTAGGAACGTTAAGCGGAGCCGGAAACCTTATGACTAATGAATACTTCATTGCAGACAATGAAGCTTCATCTATGTTTCAGGGGGATCCAATAATACAACAAGGTAGTAATACTGGCTTTGTCGACATTGGTGACAATGCCGAAGCTAACATTGGTGTATTAAATGGTGTTCTAATTGACGTTGACCCTGCAACGGGAAAACCTAAATTTGCAAACAATTATACGCAGACCAACATAACTAGAGGCAAAATCAGAGCTTTTATTTTTGATGATCCGTATATGAAGTTTGAAATACAGGGCGACTCTGGCGCAAGTGTTGACAGTGATGTCACAGACCGTCATGAAGTAGCAGACTACGTAAACCACGGAACAGAATCAGCTAATGGTGTGTCAGCATGTGAATTAGACATGTCTGATCTAGCAGGAACTGATGGTTCTTTGAAAATCGTAGCTTTTTCTACAGACCCTGGTAACGATGACTTAGGAAAAGAAAACCTTAACTATGTTGTGATCTTCAACGAACACAACTTCAAAAAAGAACTATAATAGCAGGAGGATAATTATATGGCTATATCAAGACAACAGCTCGCAAAAGAGCTAGAGCCAGGTCTGAATGCATTATTTGGACTTGAGTATCAAGGTTACGAAAATCAACACTTAGAGATTTTCGACGTTGAAAACAGTGACAGAGCTTTTGAAGAAGAAGTAATGTTAGCTGGTTTCGCAAACGCCTCAGTGAAAGCTGAAGGTGCTGCAGTTTCTTTTGACACTGCAAACGAGTCTTTCACATCTCGTTATACACACGAAACAGTTGCTCTCGCTTTCGCAATTACTGAGGAAGCAATAGAGGACAACTTGTATGACACGGTCGCGACTCGTTATACAAAAGCACTAGCAAGATCTATGGCTAATACGAAACAAATCAAAGGCGCAAACATCTTAAACAACGGCTTTGATTCAACAAACTTCCCTGGAGGAGATAATAAAGCTTTAATGGCTGACGATCACCCTTCACAATCGGGAACACAAACGAATGAGTTAGCTACGTCTGCTGACCTATCAGAGACCTCTATTGAGCAAGCTCTGATTGACATTGCTGCTTTCACTGATGAAAGAGGCTTAAAAATTGCTGCAAGAGGAGTAAAAATGATTATTCCTTCTGCGTTACAATTTACAGCTGAAAGAATCATGAAATCACCAGCAAGAGTTGGCACTGCTGACAACGATCTAAATGCGATTGCATCTAAAGGGATGATCCCTCAAGGTTATGTAGTAAACAACTACCTAACTGATACAGATGCTTTCTTCATCAAAACAGACGTTCCTAACGGTCTTAAAATGTTCGAAAGAGCAGCTATTAAGACTGCAATGGAAGGTGATTTTGAGACTGGTAATGTAAGATACAAAGCTAGAGAAAGATACAGCTTCGGCTTTTCTGACTGGCGTGGTATCTTCGGATCACCAGGTGCATAATCTCTAAGGTTATAAACCTATTAGAAGGGGCGCTTCGGCGCCCCTTTTTATTTGCAATCACTACATTAAAAGCGTATATTCAGGATACTGCATACTTATAAATAGTCAGTATAGACTCGTGCAGTAGACAATGTCTCAGACTGTGCTGGCGGAAAAGGAGACCAATATGGCTAATACAACTTTTAGCGGTCCGGTCAGATCAGAAAATGGCTTTCAAGTTATTTCTAAAGATTCTAGCACGGGCGCTATATCAAACTCTAGTTTTCAAGTTAACTCAACTGGACAACTAGTTTCTTTAGGAACAAGAAAAATACAATCTTTTGCTGGTACATTGGCAGCAACAGACGCGGCATCAACTGCATATGGAGATGGTGACGTTCTTGTTGAATTAGGAACTTTAGATGTTACAGCACCTTCTGCTTTAGTAACACCTTCTAAGTTTTTCATTCACAGAGCATTGATTGGTATTACAACTGCAGCAGGAGAAACTCTTGTTGGTGGTTTATCATTAAGTGCAACATCTGGAACAGCAACAAACTCTGCAGTTTCTTCTGGAACTGAAATTGTTGGTGCTGGTGTGACATCTTTTAACGAGCAGTTAAGTGCTACACAATCAATCACAGAGGTTGATGTAAACTTTAACAATACTGCGGGTAACTACCACATCTTTGTTCCGAACATTACAGCGGCGATTGCTAGCAAAAACTTATATGCTTTTGCTACTACAGCAGTAAACGCTGATATAACGGCTGGAAGATTTACAGTAGAACTAGAATATTCAGTATTCTAAATTAAACATAACTCTGAATAGGGGGGTAATGCCCCCTATTCTTTTAGTAGGAGAAAAATAAAATGGCGGACGTAGTATTAAATCAAACACTTTTTGAAGGTGATAAAAAATTAATTACACACTATCAAAACGTATCAGATAACAGCGGTGGCACAACTAAGATTGTTGATGTATCAGCGTTGACGGCAAGACAAGATGGAAAAACACCAGCAACTGTTACTTTAAACAAAATATGGTATAGCGTATCAATGACAGCAAAAGTAGATTCTGTTAAGTTGATGTGGGATGCAGATACTGATGCAACTTTTCTAACAGTAGAAGGAGATGGTCATTTAGACTACAGCTCTATAGGCGGAATTAAAAATAATGAAGCGACAAACTTCACAGGAGATGTTGTATTTGTAATGCCTGCTTGCACTGCTAATGATAGTGCAACCATTACATGTGAGTGGCTTAAAAATTATTAATAGGAGTAGCATATGCCAAACACTACTTCAGGAACAGCAACGTTCGATAAAACTTTTGCTATTGACGATATAATAGAGGAGTCTTTTCAGAGAATAGGTTTTGATAACATTACAGGTTATCAGATGAAATCTGCAAGGCGTTCTATGAATATTATGTTTCAAGAGTGGGGTAATAGAGGATTACATTATTGGGAAATAGATGAAACCAATATTGACCTTGTTGAGGGTCAGGCTGAGTATCATTTTTTTAGAAGCGCTGCTGACGATACTTCTGACAGCAATAGAGCACAGGCAACTACCAATCAAACAGCATCAACTATATTTGGCATAGATGATATATTAGAAGCAACGTACAGAACAAACAGAACTCAAACATCACAACAAGATGTGGCGATGACAAAAATTAACAGGTCAACTTATTCTGGTTTATCTAATAAATTATCAAAAGCACAACCAACACAATATTATGTTCAACGATTAATTGATCGAGTAACTTTGTTTGTTTATCCAACTCCAGATTCAACAGCTGGTGCTGCAGACATGCATTTATATTTTGTTAAAAGAATACAAGATGCAGGTGATTTTACAAATGCAAGTGACATACCTTATCGTTTTGTACCTTGCATGGTATCTGGTTTAACTTTTTATTTATCACAAAAGTACAGACCAGAGCTGGCACAGCAAATGAAACTATATTACGAAGATGAATTTAACCGTGCACTTACTGAAGATGGTTCTTCAACAAGTACACACATAACACCACAGGCGTATTATCCAAATGTCTAATTTTTCATCAGGTAAAAAAGCAAAAGCAATATCAGATAGAAGTGGCATGGCTTTTCCATACCACGAGATGCTTAAAGAATGGAATGGTTCTTTTGTACATCAGTCTGAGTTCGAAGCTAAACATCCACAGATAGAAGTTAGATCACACACAGCAGACAAACAAGCATTACAAAACGCTAGAAATGACAGAACAGAAACGGCTGCACCTATATTATTACCCTTAAATGGTTTGAAGACAGCTAACTCTGGCACAAGTGTGATTACAGTTAAAGAGCCAAGTCACGGAAGATCTAGTTCGGATACTGTAAGATTTTATGGTGCGTCTAGTTTTGATGGCATAACAGCAACAAATATTAACCGATCTGCTGGGTATACAATAACCAAAGTTGATGATAATAATTATACATTCACTGTTGCAACGGACACAGCAACAACAGGTAATTTAAGAGGAGGAGGCGGTCGAGCGTATGCTGGGCCAACTACAATAACTGCATGACAACATATTCCGAACTAGTAACACAAATTAGAGACTATACAGAAACGGACAGCAACGTATTTACAACCGTTATTGTCAACGATTTTATAGAACATGCCT